TTAATTCAACCATAACATACTTTGACTTAAGTTCATATTCCCCATCAACAGTACCAATTCTCTTAGCAACGAAGTTATTAAGAGAAGGATTCATGCTACAGTTTGAGAACTTCTCAATTACAACCGGATTTTGATCAGTATCATTATAATCTCTTACCAAGATATCAAATGTTCCATTTGCAAATGAAATATTAGCGATTGAAATCTTAATTTCAGTATTTGCATTTGTACCATCTGAAATACTATGGAATTTAAAGAGCTTAAATACTTTATTACCTCTTAATTCAGACACAATAAACGGAGTAATTGGTGTTTGATATCTATCAAGATACCAACCGATAGAATTTCCATCATTACTTCTCGCACTATCTAAAGCCAATAAGTTACATTGTAAACCTCTTACATAACCCTTATTCCAACCATAAGTTAATAAGTTTGAATAATTTTCTTCAACAAATAAAGGAACTTCGGTTTTTGGTTTGCTAAAGTTACCCGAACCAAGAACTCTATCAATGAAGTTCTTATCGGTGTTACTCATTGAGGTTTTGAAGTTAAAGTATTGACCCGCATCTGTAAAACCAGTAATTGCAAATGACATAAAAGGATTTTTTTGTACTAATTCATAAGAATCTGTGGTACAATCGAGACCAACATAATTTAATGTTGAGATTTCATAAACAGGTCCATTACTTGACACATAATCAACAACACCTCTAGATCTTAGAGTTGCAACAACCAAATCTTGGTAATCATTAAATTGTTTACCAAATAATGTGTAAATTGTACCCGTTAATGTTCCTGTAAAGTAATTGCAGCATGTAACCACCGGAGCAACAGGTGTTTGTGAGGGTACTGGAGCAGCGCAAGGATCTGTTGTTGTCGATGTTGTAGTTGACGTAGATGCTGTTGTACATACCTGACCTGAGAACACTAAACTATTAACAACACTATAGAATGAAATACCTGAGTAGTTAGGTGTTACCGATTCACCGTTAGGTAGTACCGTTACATTAGGTGCAAATTGATTGAATGTTGCAAAGTACCAAGAATCGTTTAATCTTGATGTTAATTGATTCAAGCTAACCGGGTCAGCTACACTAAATACGTTAACCGCATTTGTTGATGCTGTGTAAGCACTTAAGGGTGATACAGTTGTTGCTGAAGCGGGAATAGAACCGAAGTAATAAACTGAGCTTCCGCTTGTACCGGTTGAACTCATAACACCAAAGATTTGCTCTTTTAAATCTTCTTCTAATGTTGAAATACTTCCATTAAACTGCTCATATTCACTTGTAGCATATTGACCAATAATGCTGTTGTAATTTGAATCACCACTAATTACAATACTGCTAAGTGAACAAGTATTACCTGTAAAATTAATTGTAAATGTAATTGGTGCTTCTACGGTGCAACCGCTTGTTAAATATTCACCAGCGGAGCAATAAGTTGTGCAGCTAGATAATGAAACCGTTGCTGGATTCATATTAGCATTAATCTTAATTGACCATGAAGGACCAGCATCATAACCAGAAAGACCAAGAATTCTTGATACAAACAATTGGTTTGATTGCTGTAAATAAGATTTTGCTATGTAAGCAGCTTCATATTTTGGAATTTGTGTGTTTATAAACTTTTCTGGTGATGTTCCACCAAAATAAGTTTCAAATTCATCGTAACTTGTGATGAATATAGGTTCGAAAGCCGGACCTTTTTGAGTTTCACCAGCAATACCTAAGGTTGTGACACCTACACTTTGTGCCACAAAACTTAAGTCTCGCTCTGAAGTGTAAACCCCCGGAGATACAAAGACTTTATTGGATGTTGCCATTTTTTAAAATTTTCTTTTTAATTTATTTTTCAATAAATATCTACGTTTTTATTAAAAATCAGCAAAAAGTCAATATATTTATAATATGGGAAGAAAAAATTCTTCCTTTTTTCTACCATGCCAAATAACAAAAAAATTAAAAACTTAAAAATTGACCCAGAAGTACACGATATCTTAAAAAGATATTGCGATAAAAAAGGTTACAAAATTTATAAATTTTTGGAATCTTTAATTATTGAAAAGTGTAAAGAAAAAAAAGATGTTTACGGTGAATAGTTAATTTCAGTTTGAAAATTAATTATTCCTTTTTGTCCGTTGTCTGTTTTTGTGATGACAATTCTTAAAACATCACCACTATTTAATAATAATTTTTGAATATCACTACCATATAAATCATTATTTATATAAACATCATATGAATCAACATTTGATGTTTGTTGTAATGATATATTAGTTTGAGAATAGAAAACTTGTGTTAATTCAGTAACACCACTATTAAAAATCATTTGATTACCATAATCAAGTCTTTGATTTATTTTACCATTAGATTTTTTGGGTAACGAACTATCCGTTTCAATTAGAGCAAGTGATCTAGAAATTGCTGGTTTTACCTCAAATTCATCTTCATCTATTAAGAAACCCAATAAAGTAAAATCATAATTTTGCATATAATATCTTCTTTTCTCTAATTCATTAACCGATTCATCACTAATATTATCCATTATAATTGGGATATAATGACCTTTAACTGTTGTATATGCTTGTCTGGATGCAAACTCTCTTAAAACATTTTTATTAAATTCATTTAATTCCCTCATCCTATTACAAACTATTTTTATGCTGTAATTAATATCGACGGGAATTGGTTGGGGTATTGTGTATATATCAACCCCCTTTCTTGTTCCAGTCCATGTTGGTACCGCAGCGTAAAAATATTGTCTTCTATTTGGTATGTTATATTTTAATGCGGGATTTGTTCCAAATTTTGTTTCCTTTTTTCTAACAACAGTAATGAACGGAGGTTCCGGATTATCATCCATATTTTGGAATTTCCAAGTTTCGGTAAACTGCGCCCAATTTTGTGTTGTAATGATAACATCAATCATTGGAACTTCTTTTCCCTCAACAACGGTTCTGAGTTTATCTTTAACAAAATCTAAAAACCCTCTATCTAAATCAGCATGTAAAATTGATTTTGGTAAATAAGTTCCATCCTCATTAATATATTCCAATAACTCTTCTCTTCTCTCAAGAAGAATTTTTTCTGGCGTAAGGTTTAAATCTTTTTTTATTTTTTTTGGTAAACCCATTATAGTCCTCTAAATTCATTATTTGTTACTGGTGACGCAACATAAGTCCTATAAAACGGCTTATATCCACCATATGTATGTTTATTATCAGATACAATACGACCATCATTATTAACTGTATAGTATCTAACTCTGGTTTCGGTTTCATAATAACCAATATAATCACCAAAATTAATTTCAATTCCAAGTTCATCTAGTGTTTTTTGATAAACAGAAAACGTCATATTACCCGGTTCGGTTTGTGATACCATCGACTGACCAAGAAATTTATTTTCTGGCTGAACAACTTTAACATACGCATTAAATTCAATTGGCGGTAAAAATTTTATTCCATCTTTTACCGCTTCACCATAAACATCATCATTTTTTGTTTTATATTTATCTATTCTATAAAGAATTAACTTAAAATTCATATCACCTACTAACCATTCTTCACCCATAGAAATATCTAAAGCGAAATCTTCACCTCCAAAAAATTTTCCTATTCTAGTTATTGGAACTTTTTTTTCCATTTTTTATAATTAAAAAGTACTATTAATTTTATATTTTTCACTATATGTCTGAACCAATTCATAATTATCACTTAATGGCGTGGTTTTAATTAAAATAATTTTTGGAACATGAAGATTATCCGGTAAGGATTGAATTGGTGTTCCTCTTAAATCCAAACTTCCCTCAACATGAAGATTATCCGGTAAGTATTGAATTGGTGTTCCATTTAACCACAAACTTCCCCCAACATAAAGATTATCCCCTAAGGATTTAATTGGTGTTCCATTTAACCACAAATCTCCCCCAACACGAAGATTATCCGGTAAGGATTGAATTGGTGTTCCTCTTAAATCCAAATTTCTCCCAACATAAAGATTATCCGGTAAGGATTGAATTGGTGTTCCTTGTAAATACAAACTTCCCCCAACATGAAGATTATTCGGTAAGGATTGAATTGGTGTTTTACTTAAAAACAAATCTCCCCCAACATGAAGATTATCCGGTAAGGATTGAATTGGTGCTCTTTTTAAATCCAACCATCCCCCAACACGAAGATTATCCGGTAAGGATTGAATTGGTGTTCCATATAAATCCAAATTTCCCCCAACATGAAGATTATCCCCTAAGGATTGAATTTGTGTTCCATATAAATACAAATTTCCCCCAACATGAATATTATTCCCTAAGTATTGAATTGGTATTCCATCTAACTCCAAATTTCCCTTAACATGAATATTATTCCCTAAGTATTGAATTGGTATTCCATCTAACTCCAAATTTCCCCCAACATAAAGATTATCCGGTAAGGATTTAAGATTTTTGCATCCATATAAAAACAAATTCCCCCCAACATGAAGATTATCCGGTAAGGATTGAATTTGCGTTCCTTCTAAATCCAAATTTCCCTCAACATGAAGATTATCCGGCAAGGATTGAATTGGTGTTTCACTTAAATCCAACTCTTCATTAACAATAACCCTATCATATTTGTTATTAAGATGTTTAACAAATCTTTCACCTGATGATGATGTTATAAGAGATTCAAATGAACCCGGAGAAAATGTAAAACTTTTCTTTTTTTCATCTTGCTCAAGAAGAACCTTTCTAACAATTCTATATAAATCCGATTCTGTTAATTTAATCTTTTTCATAAC